AAATTACAATTTATCGAGCCGCATAAAAATGCACACATTTTCATTATGCCTAAATAACCCCGATTTCTCAGAAATTGTCATAATAGAGTTGTACAATCTCTACCATCTTCGAAGAAGGGTTATTTAGCCAATATTCTATTTGTAATTTCAGAGAATTCAAACGCGATTCCCATAATAATTTATTCGCTGCAGAAACCTTTAATATCCCCGTTTTGCTAAGAGTCCAGCACGATTTTATAAGAGACCCATTTTTATCAATATATTTGTCCGGATTAAATCGTATAAATATGATATTTCTATGACCAACGTCTTTTGAAAGTTCCATTAAACGTTTGTTTTCGCAAGAACAATCGTAGTTATCGTGTTGATTTTCGTCCACTTCCACTATAATAACGTGTGTTCCCATATCGCATAACAAATCTGGACGTCGACGTGAACAACCATCTTGAATCCTTCGGTCCGTTATCCATGTGAAATTACTAAAATGTTCAATAACAAAATCAACAACCGATTTTTCTTTGGTTTTATGATTTTTCGAAATAGGAGTATCTGGAAATAAATTCACAAGACAAAACAAACAGTATCCCTCGCGATAATGACTCGACTCGCACCATTCCGATTTACATCGCCGCGTTCCGACATCTACCATTCCATCCAATTTATGAGATACACAAAACCTTCCAGATTTCGATCCTTTTATATTAAATAAGGGTCGTTTGTCACATCCTTCGTGTTCGCACATTTTATGTTTCATATCCATCATTCCCTCAGATTTATGTTCTAAACAATAAGCCGGAATTCCACCAGCAATATTGTAAGTAGCCGATTTATTGCAATTTTCATTAATGCATATATAATGTTTGGCGTCAATCATTCCATCCAATTTATGTTTCGAACAAAACCTATTTTGAGTATCTTCTGAAAATCGATGAGACGGCAAAGATTCACAGCCTTCACGTTCACATCTTTTATGTTTTATGTCCACCATACCCTCCAGTTTATGTTGAGAACAATATAACCCCTTTTTATTACCGAGCATGTTGAATTGCGCTATTATATCGCACCCGTCATGTGAGCATTTTTTGGAGACTACATTTATCATTCCATCTGTTTTATGAGATGCGCAAAATTTTCCTGAAGACAATCCGATATCATTAAACATAGGGAAATTATAACATCCAGTATGTCTACACCGTTTAACAACCATATTTACCATTCCCTCATATCGATGATCAATACAAAACTTCCGACCCGCTTCGCCTGGATGATTGAACCCGGCACGTTTAGAACAGTCTAAATGTTCACATAATTTATCTTTGACGTTCACCATTCCCTCATTTTTATGAGAAGCGCAAAATCTCGCAGTTTTTTCTCCAGGCACATTAAAATTGCTACGCTTTTCGCAACCTTCGGATTCGCATTTTCCCATGAATAATAGAGAGAAACTATTTTAAGTTCTTTATCGAGAACTTAACGTATCAATTTTCGCGGATTCTACCGCAACAGCGGCGAGCCGCTCTTTGCGCTTCAAATACGCTATACGATTCATCTCGCGCAAACGCTCGGGATCTTCTTCTGCTATTTTCTTACGTCGGAGTTTCGATTTTTCATTCACGACTTCTTTGTTTTTCTCATAATAACTCGTTCTCGCGTCAATGTATTTTTGGAGTTGTTTTTTCACAGACTCGAGTTCGACCTTAAGTGCCGCATTTTCGTCTCTGAGTTCATCAATCGAGTCGATGTTCTCCATGTCAGATAATATAATGACCGACGATATTTTTATGTGTTTTTCATAAACAAATAAAACTTTAGAATGTCACCTTAATTATAAATATGTCCGTTTCTAATATATGAAATATTTGTTATGTAGACCATTGGGCGGATTAAACGATATGTTAAACCAAATATACCTTTGCTATAATTATTGCATAAAATGCGATAGATGTCTTATGATTGATACGCAATACAATAGTTTTTTCGAAATGTCATTTGATATTTTTTTTACATTTATAGATAACAACGTTAATATAGTCTATAACAGTGATGAAATTCGTAAAATTATAGAGTCAAACGATTATAGCGTTTACCCTAATGATTTAAAAAACGTTCTCTATGAATATAATGCAGAATGGTCAAACCAGAATGGTAATTTCGGAATTTATTACAATAATATCAATAATATTAGTTTGAATTTAAATTTTAATGTTGACTATATCGAAGATTTGATTGTTCATAACTCCTGCGGCGGTGGATACGACGCAGACAAATTTCTATCTTTATTGAAAATCAACGATTGGTTGGTTGATATAATAAATCAACGGTTTAATTTAATAGAAAAACCATACATATCCATTCATATTCGAAATACAGATTATAAAACAGATTATAAAACGTTTTATAACAATAATATTGAAGAAATTAACGGATCCAATATTTTTTTGGCTACAGATAGCAAAGAAACCTTGGATTATTTTAAAATTATGAAACAAAATGATAAACTATTTACATTTATAGAGTGTTTAAATAACTATAACGGACCAATTCATTCACCCTGGGTAAAAAACGATAAAAAACAAGCTATGATCGATACAATATGCGATTTAATTCTGTTAGCATTGTCTGATAAATTGTTACATACTCCTACATTTCACGGATTTACCTATTTAGCAATAAAATTACATGAAAATAAAAAAATAATTGATAACTTGCTAGGAAATTGAGTTTATACCCTATCCAACAAACAAGAATCCCCAGAATTGGTCCGTATGAAACTCTCTAAATAGTTTTCTTGGAAAACCTCGCGTTTCCCCTCGTGTTTTTTGGTAAAAATATAAGAGTCCGTCGATTTTTTTATAGACCAGCCACCTTCTAAAGCGTTCATTAGAAATACCATTTTCTGAATTTTGGATCTTTCAATATGAACCATTGGGCTATCATGGTTAACAATTATAGAAGTCGACATTGTATATAATAAAACAATATCGATTATTTACGATTTCGACGCGTTTTCCTACCGCCAAGGCTCAACGTTGTATGTTCTTCCAAATACCTTTGCGTATATTTCCTCTTTTGCGGATGAGCTATTTGATTTACTAAAGATTTATACGTTTGCGTCTGTCTTATTCCAAGAGATTTTGCTATCTTGCTTAATTCAGAATGGGTTTTATTCAATAAATCTTGTTCTGTATATACCCGTTGAGCAGCGCTAGAACTCGTAGAAGTGGTTTCAGCCGTTGTGGCGGGACTTAATGATGCGCTCCTAGATCTCGATCGCGATCTTGATAAAGACAAAAGCTCGGCTTTAATAGGACTCTCTATTTGTTCGATAAATACCTCTCTAGAATCCTCTTCGGTTTTAATAAATTCCGCCGCAAGATCGGCTTGGCTTTCGCTTTCTACGGATGAAGTAAATATCTCCTTGGATTTATACATGCCCTCTAATACATCTATTGCGTTCACTTCTAATATATCAATATTATCTTCAATGATTTTGTCGTCTTCTATATCGACAACTACTTTGGCGTCCGCGTAAAAAGTATAGTATTGCACTCTTCCGTGTATAATATTCGCGTCCGCTAAATAATTTTCATTAACCGTAGTCAATTGGGCGTTAACACTGTCATATAAGCTTTCTGAAGTCAAAATGTTTTCAAATTCCGTTTTTGCAGCTGTATCAAAAAATTCACATACTCGCATCACAACGCATAACACCTTTGTATGGTTTTTTGATAATTTTAATGCTAATATATTTTCTTTTAACAATGCCTTAATCTTAGTATGAACAACCGAAAGACCCAAATAAATTGGGTCGGTTTTATCAGAATATACCGTTAAAAGCAAGAAAAACCTACTTGATATTTCGGATAACAAAACTGCACGCATTCCATAATTTGCGAATTTCGCAGAGTCTTTATAACTTATTTGACTCGCGCCGTTATCAGAATGCACTAATATTTGTCCATTGAAATGCGACGGATATGCAAAAATACAAAATAAATCTCTATATAATGATCTATATGTTATCGACGAAGAAGACGATGCTGATCTTATAATAGACCCGTCCACAAAAGATTCGATCATTAACTTCGCAATCTTATTTGAATCCACTAATAATTTTGAATCCAATAACCACGACTGTTTATCCGTAGACGAAATCAATGTTCTTAACACGTTGTTTTTTTCATCTTTATTAATTCCTCGAATTCCCCATTTTGGTCCTTCAAACGTGGAAGCTATTTTTGAAGTTAAATCGGAATATATCTGGGCTTTTTCAACAGACTCCATAGGAGGCGGGCGGTTTAATTCCTCGCCTCTAGCAGCAGCCTGAGCAGCTGCTATTCTACCGCCGTCCGCTGCTGTAATTAAATTTGCCAATAATCCCAAATAAAAAACTCCTTTTCTTGCCATTTTGTTTCCCATTTGTCTATGCAATTTGGTGCAAATCGGTTTAATGTTTTGGTGAAAAATGATATCCGATCTTTCTTTTATAAATTTATTAACGTCGTTTTTATAATTCGCCTTTAATATTTTACTTATAGCGTTACAATATGCGCGTGTTTCTGATCCTTTTCCATCCTTTTTGGACATTTTGGCTTCAAATATTCCTTTCAATATTACCGACGATGAAGTAAAATCCAATTTAAACTCTTCCTTTTTGGGATCAAACGTCAAAAATGATATGTTTGATTTTATTTGATTACAACATCGATGCGCCCATTTATATTCCATCATTAATGTATCATAAAGCTCCCTTTCTTTTGAAGTTAATGTTTGTTTATTAGCAGCTTTTGTCATTATAGTTTTATATTCCGATCTATATAGATTCAAAAAGAGCGCGCCTTGAAACACAGGTAAAATATGCTCACATTCGGGGGTCTTTTTTGCACCCGTGTCTTGGTTTAATTTGAGTCCACATATATAACATTCCTCGGTCATGATTTTATCTCCTATGGTGTTTTTACATTGTTGAATAGCATCCGCACGCTCCCACCAGTCGCGAGCGTTTTTGTAAACTTCATCGTCAAACGTCGCGTTGGCGTCTAATCTATATAGCCAATTAAACGCCTTTCCCGCTTTTAACCCACATAAGGCATCTAATCCTCCTAATTTATATTTTTCATTCAGTTCTTCGCTTTTTTGAATTTCGCTCTCTCTCTGAATTTCTTGCGCAATGACTTTATCAAAATCTTTAACACCTTCGCGACGTTCAACAAATACGTCTTCGTCGGTAGAAGCTGCTGTTTTTTTTGTTTTTTTAGGTGCGGCAGCTGCTTTTGAAGCCGCTGTCTTGGAAGCCGCCGTTTTGGAAGTCGCTGGTTTTGGACCCATTTCAGTTATTAATATATAAATTATAGCTATAAAATATATTAAACATTGGGTAACGAAACAATATATATGAACTCTCAAAAAAAAAATATTCCTAAACAGAATGCTACCATTGACGAAAAACACACTGAAATGCTTAATAAATTCTACGAAAATGAGACAATCACTATACCTTCTCTAATCGCCGAAGTAGAGTCACTGGGTTCTCAACTAAAGACGCTCAATGATAATCAAATCGACCAAAAAATGGATATCAAGGATAAAATACGACATAATAAGTCCAAGATTCGCGAACTGACGAATCAGAAAAAACAGTATTTATTAGATAACTCGCAGTTTATTTTCGGATATTTCGAAGAGAAAAAGGATATTTCGACGGGCGGAGGCAAACAAAACGTCGACGTATTGCATTCGTTTTTCAAGGTTCGATCCAAAAATCCTGATCGACAGGATCCGGATAAATACACGCAATCGAAAAATATGTATCAGAAATATTGGAAAAACGTGAATAACGATTTTTTGAATCCTCAGGACTACGTAGTTTCATCGGATATATGTCAGAGTTGTCACCGCGGTGAGTTAGTTCCGCAAGACGAAGACGGAGTTTTGATATGTAATAACATGAAATGTGGGAAATTTATTCCGTATATTGTGGATAGTTCCAAGCCGAACAATAAAGAACCGCCGAATGAAGTATCATATACAGCGTATATCCGTTTGAACCATTTTAAGGAGATTCTCTCACAGTTTCAGGCGAAAGAAACCACGCAAATTCCAGACGAAGTGATCGAGGCGATCCGCGCGCGTATCAAAAAGGAACGCATCGAAGATATGTCGCTTATTAATTACGATAAAATGCGCGAGATATTGCGAAAACTAGGATTCAATAAATATTTTGAACATATTCAATATATCAATTCGATGTTTGGTATTAAACCGCCGATTATGAATGAGGAGTTACACGAGACTTTGTGTGTGCTTTTTATCGAGATTCAGAAACCATGGGCAATACATTGCCCGGCGAATCGCACGAATTTCTTTAATTATACGTATACTTTGCATCAATTATGTGTGCTCTTGGATCAAACACAGTATTTACCGTATATTCCGATGATGAAGGATCGCGAAAAACAGTTGGAACAGGATATGATTTGGAAGAAGGTATGCGGGGAATTAGACTGGGAATTTTTTCCCACTGTTTAGGAAAAAATGTGTGCGGTTATATTATAAGGGACATTTTGATATTATGTCTGGCTTAAATGAAACCGAATTAGATGAGCGCGAGAGAAGTAAGAATGAAATGGAGAAAAACCGTGTTCAGTTTGAAAAGTTAAATGATTGTTTACATTCTGGTTTAAATCCTGATGATTGTCATAAAAACTATGAATTGGAAACTGGTAAAAATATTGGAGGTCCTGGTTCGATTTCAATCGCTCAAGAATACGTTAAAAATAATAAAAAAAACGCATTAGAATTAGAATTAGAACAACAAAAATCAGAGGCAGCAGCCAGAAACGCCGGGGTTTTCGGCGGAAAGCGTTATAAACGCAAATCCCTGAAACGCAGAAAATCGTCGCGTCGTCTTCGCAGAAAATCGTCTAGACGCAGTCGTCGTTAGATACCTTTATTTGTATTCTTGGAAATAAAGAATACAAATAATATTATATAACATGTTTGAACTCATTGAGGAAATAAATAGCGTCTTGGTTTTTTATACATGTCCTAAGAAATCAAATGATAAGGGTGATTTTATAGCCATTATGGACGAGACTTTATCGAGTCACGGTGTTAACGTCGCGTGGAAATGGGTAATTGACGCCGAAGGTTTTGGTATAGCCCAAGCCGGTGAAATTCCGCTGGCTCTGCGTATCATAAATTTGATCAAGACCAAGTATATTCATGGATTGACCCAGGTCGAAATCGTAAATCCGACGTGGCAAGTTCATACGATGCTTTTTATCATAAAACCCTTCTTGGACGAAAACATAATTGAAAAAATACGAATTCGTGAAGAGACTGTGGATTACGAGAACCGATTCTAAGGCACGTAGTGCCGACTGTCGATAAGGCACGTAGTGCCGACTGTCGAAGCCTATTAGTCATATTCCACCCACGATCTTGGAAAAAATACGTCGCTCAATAAAAAATAGCTTACAAATACGATTCCACCCTTTATCGAGAAAGTAAATAACATAAAAGACAAAACGATAACTAAATTATGATAAAATGAAGACGAGCGACCCGATCCCAATCCTGTATTCAAATACAAAGGCACATATTTTATTATTACCATTACGATGAAAATATATATCAACAAAAATGTATAGGACAATGCATTGACGCCAGATAAATAAGTTAAAACGAGATTGATGGTAAATACCGATAATACTATTTTGATGAGATTCACGTAATTATTTCCTCCTCCGATAAACGTACACAGATTGCCCCCCTTATTGCGTTTATCATTGGTTGTAAAAGCGATGGATAAAACCGTGCGCTCCGAATTTTCGTCTTCGTTCGGAGGAACTTGATGCACAGTAGTTCCGCCATTGAATAAAGCCGCATCACCTTCTTCGAAATGTATGGAGTACTCTTCGCCCTCCTTGTTTTTGCATTGAAGAGGACTAATTCCACCGACTTTTTTGAAACATATGATGACATTGAATATTTCGTCCAGGTTTTGAGGATCGACGTGCCATAAATGCTGAGAATATTTACCGTGATATACATAAATGGTAGCTTTGTTGTCGTCCATATAGTGCAACGTTTTGCCGATTTGTTTTTCGTATTTCTGTCTCACTTTTTCGGAAATCTCGGTAATGATTTGTTTTTCGGTATCGCTAAATTTATCACAACATTGATGCGTGGTAGTGTTTTTCCTCGAAAACCAAGGCATATCATTCGTTTCGGGGACGTTAATCGATTGTAATTTTTTAATATCTTCTTCGCTTAACATTTTTTTCGAGGGCTCGCAGAAAGGTTTTAATTTACTTTGATAGGTTAGGGGGTCTCTTCTTCTATACATATTGATCATTCTTCGAACAAAGTTTTGGTCATACAAGGTCATGATTCCCGAATAATCCAAGACGAACAATAGCGCGAAATAAACCAATATGGTTAAATATTCCCTGTTTTTATAAATAGATTGCGTCGAGGTCAATGTTTTGTATAATGAATTTATGACTTTCATTGAGAATTTTATATATATAACTATGACTATTTACAGTTGTGGTTATATTAAATTAGAGTCCACCGGGGAATCCGACGAGGTTGGCGCCAATACCGAAGCCGGCACCGCCGCGGGCGGACGAAGCCATGGAAGGAACGAACACGTCCAATACGCTAAATGTGGCGGCGGCAGTGAGGGCAATAATCACGACCTCCTCTACCTTAAGGGAGTGCTTGGGAATAGCATAAGCGGCAATAGCCACCATGATACCCTCTACAATATACTTAATGGCTCTCTTGACGAGTTCACTGAAATCAAACACGTTGCTCATATATTATACTCTACGAAAATAAATAATAAAGATGAAAATTACTTAAACATTCTTTTCGATATCTTGTATAGTAATTTCGCTAAATGTCGGGATTTGAGAGAAAGAATTTACCTAATGGCGACGCCAATCCTAAATATATCGATTTGTTGGACGAGGACGATGCGCTCGCTGGACAAAAATTCGCGTGTATGTCTTTTGTGTCTCCTGAAAAGATCCTAAAGAGGCGCGAAGCTTATTTGTTTGATCAATTCGTGCAACAATGGGATATGACTAAATCTATGTCCAAGTTTTCGGATTTCGTAAATTTCATTTCGTATAAATACAACCTAAAGGTGGAATCGGTCATTGAGGACTTCAATGAGTTTGTCAAGGAGGAAGAGTCTAAAATCAAGGCGGACTCCGTTTTGGACGACTATAAGACGTTTTTGGATAAGCACGAGGACCGTTTGACGCAGGTTTTCCAGCGCGAGAACGCTTTCCAGACTTCGACGCGCGGGCTAAAGATCCGTGGCGTCTATGGCACTCAGGACGAGGCGGAGATTCGCTGTAAGAAGTTACGCGAACTCGACCCGAATCACGATATTTACGTGGGTCCTGTAGGTATGTGGATTCCTTGGGATCCCGATGCGTATAAGACGGGACGCGTTGAGTTTATGGAGGAGGAGCTCAATCAGCTACACCAGGAGAAGGTGAAAAATGAGACGAAGGCAAAGGAGGAGTTTGACCGTCGCGTCAAGGATACAAAACGTAAGGCAATCGAGGAGAATATTAAGCTGGCAGAGAAGTCGGGTAACGTGTTGACTCAGACCATGGATTCAGAGGGAAATTTGATTGGTGTGCGCGATACTGTGGATTTCGATAGTCGTGAGGTTGCGAATGCGGCGGATCAGCGTGCGGAGTTTTTGAAGACGGCTGCGAACGCTGGTGTGACTTTGGATAATATCGCAGAAGAGTCGGCGGAGGCTTAAATCTGCTATTATCACGGTCTATCATAAGTGGGCGTGGAAAAGATACTCGGAGGATAAACGGGGTTAGACATAATTACTACGATTACGCAAAATAGAACAAAGATCTTGCTTAAAAGAGGATATTTATCTTGCTTTTGGATATATTCAAAATCGCAGAATTTATTGTAAAACTCTAGGTCCGGGTGCAGAAGTAGACCGGTATTCGCAGGGCAAGTATTGTTTTCAATATGATAATGACTTTGAATAACTAAACACTGTTTACTAATATTTGTTTGGTATTCTATTTGACGCGCTAACTCGGCGGAAGCTTCAGTGGCGCGTCTGCGACGCCTAGAAGCGCGAAAAGCTGAAATGTTCATGCTATTGGTAAGCATGAACATTACGAAAAGGATACGACGGATCGACATTTTGTTTGGTGGTTATCGATTTTGATGAATTTTGAGTCAGGATCAATTTTTACACCATTTCGCAAAGGATTAGAATTAATGTCTTACACCATTTCGCATTTTCAATGCGAAATGTAACGTTGCCGATAAATGAATTAAAAAGCAAATCTCCGTAGGAGATTTGTCCCATTTTAAATCTTCATCGGTGTAAAATTGAAACCGGCTTATATTAATATATAACCTCCACCCTTAAACAATGGAACAACAATCTAATATAATCACCGCATTTGAATATGCTACATCGTTGATAGGCGCGCCTTTTCGCTGGTATGACCCAGAATTGGATTCTTTTATTGGAACGGATAAGTTTTGGTGCGAAAACGCTTCTCCTCCTACTGCATCAGATATTATAGAAAATGATAAATCTATTGTATGCGCTGGATTCCCAAACTTATTGAGAAGAAAACTAGGTTTATGTATTCCCGGGATAAACGGAAACATCAACGGAAAATACAAAGAGTTATATAAGGCGATCCCAGGTGGAACCGATGCCTGGTTTCTATATTTGTTTCAGAGAAAACGTCTGGAAAAGCTGGATATGAAAAAGCGATATCCAAAGGGGACGTTACTTTTGGCTAGATTTAAAGATAACGAAAATGATCAGGGACATCTTGCGGTTGTATATGAAGACGCCGACGAAAGTAAAACTATAAATGACCAACTCATTATACATTCAGTTCCGGACATTTTATACACGGATAGGGATAAACATAAAAATCATGGTTCTGTGAAAGCCGAGCTTTATAGTATCTCAAACAATGAATTCAAATACAAAGGAAAAAAGAGTTATTATACGTATATTTGTCTTCCGGAAAATTGGTTGTTATTGGATTAATCGTCCTCGCTATCACTCTCGGACTCTTCGTCACTCGTATCGTGTTGTTCAGACTCGGTTTGAGCAGGGTGGCGAATTTTATCGAGCTCCTCTTTGGTCATGATTCTCCCCGTGCTAAGATACGTATCCACTTTGGTGCAAATACGCTTAAGTTTATCTACTGTAATATTATTTGCTCCCGCCACAATATACGCCTCAGAAGCGCCTTCGTCACCGCGTCTCAACATGGACAAATAAGTCGCCCATTTTTTCTGGATTTGAACAATAGTAGTCGGATTCATCAAAATATCATACAGAATCGCGCCCAAATATTTTCCGACTGCCCATTGAGACCTCGCCGCGCGCCTATTGGCTAGAGGGAATAGTTCATCGGCTTGTAGAAATACATCAAATACATCGTCAAGGACATCGACTACACAAAACCTATCAATCGGCGTCTGATCTTCCACATTGTCCTCTTGGCGCGCAAACGATTTTGTAATAAACATGGGTCCGTGGAGAGCGCCAGACACTAGAGCAATTGCGTTCTCCAAATTCCGCTTTCCATCGTTATCCTTGTTACGTGTATCAAAGAAGACGTCGTTGATGCGAGTGCGCAATGGATAATCGTCATCATTAAGGAGCGAAAGTGCCTCTCTCACAAGCGGAGAATCTTCCTCAGACATGGAATAAAGCTGACCATCGGAAACGCGAATATTTTTATTGAGTCTACGAAACATCTCGCGGGTTTGCTTACTCGTGAGATTACGCATCACAACCAAAGTAATTGGATGTGATTCGACCACGCGAATTTCAGCGGGAGTGAGTTCACGGACATCGCCGTTCAGAAGACGGCGGAATGTAGTAATACGGTTTCCGCCTTCCATGACTTCGCGTCGCTCTACTCCGTTCACAATACGCGATGAACAAATAATCGGGGGAATATAATAACCTTGTAGAATACTATCCAAGAGTTTGAGTTGCATGTCCTTCGACCAAACAAATGCACGATTACGGCGATGGATATGAATCGGTTTGGACTCATCGTATCCGGGGGCATCTCTACGTCCGGAGAAGTCTCCGTTGAGAGCGCAGATTGTGGTTTGAATATTTTCTGTGCGAATGATGGCTGACATTTTTGGAGTGGGTTTTGCTAATGATTTGACGGGCGTTGGTGGTTTCAATTTTTGTCTGTATTTTGTAATATTTTTTGCTCTATATTACAAAACTTTGGTTTGCGATCAACTGTGGATTTTGATCAATTCGTCACTGAAACGTAGCAATAATCGTCATTAAATCGAGTCGCTGCTTTAATTGCGCGACTCATCTTAGAGGTAGACATGCTTTCGGAATTCGCCGCCTTGGCTATCGTTTCCCATCTTCCAAGGACATTGTTGTCCTTGTCTCGTTTTTCCACGCACTTTCCATTCGTAGAAGTGGCTTTATGCTTATGTTCGTCGCTCTTCAGCATCACACCGTAATACCCCTCGTTTGATCCTTCGCCCGTCCAAACCGTAGCCTTCAGAGTATACTGACATGAATTCAAATAGTCTTTCAGTTCTTTCATATCGTCTTCGGAACAGGGTTTTCCGATGCTCTTCTTCCACCGTTGATATTCGCTCAATAGCGCGCTATTCAGCATTTTTCCTTTCGGTGAGAATTTACAGACTTGGAACAAGAAGGTTTCGGCGTTATTGTCTACGAATTTCTTCTTATAAATAATCTCCTTTAGTTTTACCCCGATATAACCATGTACAATTTGATCGTGAGTTTGGTTCGAAATCCTGGCGGGCTTGAATCTCGTATCCAGGTAGTTTTTCAGCGCATGGAATGTTTCCTTCTTTGGTTTAGTCTTGGACCAAATACGGAATTGTCCCTCCATATTGGTAGACGCCTCTTCGACGTCGGGTCGGACGATACACATGGTGGCAATGAATTCGGCGAATTTTTGAGTTTGCTCGTCATCCGATAATAGTGCGTTTTGATAAACAGATTGCGATTCGGCGGCTACCACAGTGAGTGTGACATTCTGTTTATCGATGGTCTCCTTCAATTCCGCCAATTCGACGGCTTGTTTTGTAATAAGGAGCTTGGCGCGCTCTAGTTCCACGCGGAGCGCCAGGGTTTCGCTTTCTAAGTCCTCGTTTTGTTTCATGAGACGATTATAGTTATCTACGCAATACGTCTTTGAATGTATAATATCTTTGATGCACTTGGAGAGCTTTTCTATGGTGAAACCGGTGGCGTCATAGGCTATGATCTCGGTTTTCGTTTTGCAGTTTACCTGGATTTCTCGAATATGTCTCTTGATCTTCGGATGCGCTTTAATGAGATTCTCGATTTCGACCTTGTTCTGGACTCTAAACGCCTCTATTAAAATGAAATTATCGTATTTCTTATGATGATCGCGGACTCTCGTTGCCAGGTCGTTGGAATGACCGAACTTGATGAGCTTTTCGTTGGATTCGTTCGTATTGTCTATCGTTCCGAAATAAACGCACTCTGTGTTCAATGGGAATTGGGCGACGATGGTCTGTTGCACGGCTTTGAGCTTTTCTTTCTTTAACGCCAACTTTTCGTTATCCGTGGATTCCTTGATTTGCATTATTATGTTTTCCTTTTGTTCCAACTGAAGGCGTAGCTCGTCTGTTTCTTCTTCTACGATCTGATGTAACATTTCTTCCATTTTCATGTAATACTCGTGAATTTCAGAAGCCTTTTTCGTTTGAGCCTTTAAACATAGGGATTTGAAACATTTAATTGTTAGCATGATGATTTGACGATTTTGTCCGCCATTAATTTTTGTCTGTTCCGAAGCTGATTTAGTATCTCCCGAATTGTCCTTCTCGGTTGAATCTTGCTCAGGTTGAAACCTAAACGAAACGTTAAAGTCTACATCAATCTTAAAATGTTTCTCCAGTAATCGTTTTGAATCTATTTTTTGTTTGAATCCGAGCCATTTCCAAACATTGTCCAGATCAACTACAAAATCGTTATTTTTATCATAGTTCAAATAGCAATAAAAACTGCTTACAAATAACTGTTGCTCAAAATTACTGAAGGATTCCTTTATTTTTATCAATAACTTATTATTGTAAACAGCAGAGAGGCGTGAGATGGGGTTCTTTTCAATAAGATCGACGATATTAAGATCGGTCATCTTATTATAACATTTATTCGAATATTTTCTTTAAGTAGTTTCGGTCGTTTATTATTTTTCAAACCTTTATTTTTCAAAGCGGTTTTAAATAAATTAACTTAAAATTAAACATTTCTAATAAAAATAAAACCGCTTTGGGCTATCCCAAAGCGGTTTTTATTAGCATAATGGTAACAAAATTTTTTCACGTAGGATATTTATAAAACATGCTTTTGAAAATGTAAAACGAGTTATCTTGCTTTCCCACCTGGGAAAGTAAGATTCCATACCATTATGCTAACACGTTTTCCGGTCCATAAACATCATCGAGTCCCACCGTAACAAATTCTACCATTTACCTCCCGTGGTTTTTTTCACGTTGATAGATGGTGCGCTCTTTTTCTTCGCCTTACTCGGATCGTATTCCTCCTCGTCGTCTGAACCCATACCCTTGGAGATATCCCAGAATTCTTTAGAACCCAACTTGAAATCGGGTCGCGGTTCTGCCTTATACCAGAAGATCTGATCGTTCAGTTTATTCGATTTCGCGTTGTTATTTATGACCAGACATTCGAAATTTTCGGTAGTTTGATCCATGACAGAGCAAAATGACTCGAGAGTTGGGAACATGGACGCGTAGTTCTCCCAGATGCGCTTTCGATTGGCGAAGTATGGCTCGCGAAGAATAAAAACATAATCGATGTTAGTGCGTAGATTGGGTGGGATACCCAAGGGATATTGCATTGTGATGATCAGCATGACCTTCCAATGACGTCCGTTCATAAATAAAAGCCGCATCATCTTATCACGAGTCCATGTTTGGTCATACAAACAATCATCTAAAATCACGAAAGTCCTGGGATCGATGGTGGTGCGACGATATTGTTCAACCTCTTTATTCATCTGCTTCAAGACAGCGCGCTGTCTTCGCAAAACATTCTCGATCAATACCGTGTTGTATTCCTCGTGAATAAAGAGCTTAGGAACGTGACTCGCATAGAAGCCGTTACCAGCTTCTGTTCCTGAAATCACAGTGCCAATAGGAATATCTTGGTGGTGATATAGCAAATCTCTTACTAAATAAGACTTACCTGTATCACGACGTCCGATCATAACAATTACGGGACCCTTATTTTCGTCGGGACGAAAGGTAATCCAGCGCATATCGAATTTTTTCAATTCTAACGACATTTAGAATTAAAACATATTATAAATTTATCGAATAAACTCAGCGTTTTCGATTACGCTTTGTTTTGCGAATTCTACGTTTGCGTGTTTTTTTCCCTCCAGATGTAAGCTTAGGACTTAGTAATCCTGAAAGTCTCCTTCGAGTAATATTACGTTTGCGTTTGTTATCTTCCTCAATTGCTTCTCTAAATCTGCTCGGAGATATAGGATTACGCGGTTTTGCCTCTTCCGCTTCCGCTTCCTCTTCCTCTGCTTCCTCTTCCTCTTCCGCTTCCTCTTCCGCTTCCTCTTCCTCTTCCTCTTCCTCTTCTATTATAGCTTGCATATTCGCCTCCTCCTTAGAAATTCCAGGATTTCTCTCCATAATCGATGGCGTCCGATCTCTGATTCTATCAAGTTTTTCGTTTAGTGCAAAAACTCCTTTACTCACGGCTTTCCTTTTTTTTTCAGACGCAGAATCACTAGGAGTTCTTTCTTTACTTCTACGCGCACTTTGTTTTGCTATAGTTTTTGCCATACGTTTATGATCTTTGTTTAATCCCTCTATCAATTCATTAGTCTCAGCTAAAGGTTCATAATATTTGCCATACTTTTCTTGATGTTTTTTATGCTGATGCCTGTTTCTTGATTTTTGATAAGCAGTCTTAGGCATATAATATATCAAGAAAAATAATAGTTCGTAAAAACCGGTCGTTTTTATTCTTGAATACCTTATATTTAGGATATGACAGATAAGCCTATGAAAATACATTATTATAAGTATGCTCGATCGGACGAACATGCAAAACAAGATAACAACGAAAAACCCCGCATTATTGATTTAGACGATCTTGGAACTCCTTATAAAAACGAGCACAGAAATCCATTTTCGATCCGAAACTTGCAGCTATATAATCCTATTTACTCCCAGTTCTTCGAAATGACCGAAAAAAACGCCGACGTTATTGGTCTAAATCACGTTTATCATATGCGAAATATGAATCTTATCTATGATATTCGAAACAATAACGTCTTGGAAAAGCCAGTGTTTATCAAGTTCTCTCCGCTCTTGGATCCGATCCGATATATGATCGGCAAATACAACGTCGAAGATCCGCGCATTCGCACCATGCCTTCCATAAATAGCACAGAAGAAACGGTTAATTCCAAGATTTTGTCGCATCAAAACTCGTCCTATATCGACTGTTTTTTCAGTTATTTAACGAGCGGACTACTTCATAATCACGGGTTTTTGAACGGCGTGGATTTCTACGGTTCCTATTTGGGCGTCCAAGATAGTTTCCGCGCTTGT